TCTTTCGTCTTATCTGTGGATAACCGGCGGGAACTGGCGGGAACTGGCGAGAACCAGCAGGTAGATGCCATGATTGGTCGTGACCGGCCGCGACTCGAGACTGTGGATATTGGGGGGAAGTCGTGGGGGCACCTTGTCGCTGAGTGGGCGAAGGTTCACATGAATGTCACGTTGATGGGCTGGCAGGTTCACGCTCTCGAAGGCATGTTGATGTTGGAGACAACGGCGAATTACATTTTCGTGAGGCGTTGGTGTCCACAGCCCGGCAGAACGGAAAATCCATTTTGTTGCAAGCTGTGCTCGGCTGGTTTTTGACCGACGGCACCCGGCTTCGCGGCCGCCCCCAATCCGTGCTGTCAGTTGCTAACCGGCTTGACCGTGCCGAGGCCATCCACACGGCGTTGGCACCGATCCTCGAGGCTCAATTTGGGGCGAAGGTGACAAACGCTGTCGGCCGTAAAGCCGTCAAAATGGACAACGGGTCGACGTGGGAGGTGCGTGCCGCCACCCCCAATCTGCACGGTGGATCGTACGACCTGATCGTCGTCGACGAACTGTTTGACATCGGCTCCAACTGCATCGACGACGCACTACGGCCGTCCATGATCGCCCGCCCCAACCCGCTATTGGCGTGCTTCTCCACAGCCGGCGACGAAGGGTCATCGGTGATGATTCAGATGCGTGAAATGGCGGTGGCGGAGATCGACGGCGGCGTGTGCGGCGACACCTATTTCGCGGAATGGTCAATGCCACCCGGCGTGAACCCTGCCGACGAGCAGTGGTGGGGCTGGGCGAACCCGGCGTTGGGCACCACCGTCACCGTCAAAGCTTTGCGGGCCGCGTCCAAAAAAGAATCGTTCATGCGTGCCCACCTGAACATGTGGGTGTCCGCTCGAGGAGCATGGCTGGATGCCGGCCAGTGGGCTGACCTGCAAACCGAGGAGCCGATGCCGCCCGGAGGAATTTTGGCGGTGGACTCGAGCGTCGACGATGCCCGGTATGTGGGCGTGCGATCGGTGGTGGCGGACAACAAAGCTCACGTTTGCGTCGAATTCGTTGCTAATTCGGAAGATCAGATGTGGGCGGAAATTGAGCGGGTCATGGTCGACCAAACGGTGCAGCTGGCGTTGACACCCACGCTGGAGATTCACTGTCCGCCCGTCCTTTCACGACGCACCACCATCGTCGGCTACGGCGAACTTCTAAAATTCTCCAGCCTTGTCCGGTCGATGCTGGTGGAGGGGAAAGTGACGCAACGCGGGCAACGCACACTCACCGAACACGTCTGTCGTGCCGTGCTCACCAAAACGGCACAGGGCACCGTGCTGTCATCACAGAAATCGCCGGGGCCGATTGAGTTGGCACGTTGCATGGTGTGGGCTATCGCCCTGTCGTCGAGGCCGATAAGTCGCACGAAACCCATACTTGCGATCGCCCCATAGCACTATCGTGGGGGCTGGTGACCGTCCCGTGTCGGGCGGGGCGGCCACCACCGACCAACGGAGTGACCATGGGAATTTTCAGTCGAAGCGTGAACAAAGCGGCGATCAGTCCGGCCCCTGAACCCCATGTGAAAGCGGCCGCCGCCGGGTCAGGTTCCCGCGACGGGTACGGCACCTATGGCGGGTACACCAGCCAAGCAAACGGCATCAACTTCGTCGGTGCGTACTACACCTACTACGAAGGTGAGGCACGCAACCGTGCCATGTCGGTGCCGACGATTAGCCGTGCCCGCGACCTGCTCGCATCGGTGATCGGATCCACCTACCTGTGCATGTATACCGAACGGTGGAACGATCAAACGTTGGAAATGGAAGAAGTTGACTTGGCCCCTCGAGCATGGCTACGCCAACCCGACCCCTCGGTGCCGTACTCCACCCTCATGTCGTGGACATTGGACGACCTCTTCTTCTTCGGCCGTGCGTTTTGGTACATCACTTCACGCACAGCTGACGGTTTCCCCGCGTCGTTCACCCGTTTGCCCGCAGGCACTGTCACCACGCAAGACCAGTCCGGGCCGGTGTGGTTCGCCCCGTCAAGCGAAGTGTATTTCCAAGGTGGGATGATCCCGCCTGAGGATTTGGTGCAGTTCATCAGCCCGGTGCAAGGCATCATCTACATGTCCGAACAGGCTGTCGCTACCGCCCTTCGCCTCGAGGAGTCCCGCTACCGCAACGCCCAATCCGCCATGCCGTCCGGCGTACTAAAGCAGACCGGCGGTGAACCGTTGTCGGCACAAGAACTGGCTGACCTTGCGGCCGCGTTCAACAGTGCCCGCATGTCCAATCAGACGGCCGCACTCAACGAATTCTTGGATTACACCGAAACCAAAGCACTGCCGGACAACATGCTGATGGTCGAATCCGCCGAATTCCAAGCGAAAGAACTGTGCCGCCTCACCAACATTCCGTTCTACTTGGCCGGTGTCAACATCGGGTCGTACCAATACACGACCAGCCGTGGTGCCCGCGAAGATCTGTACCTGTTCGGTGCCCGCCAATACTTGGACTGCGTGTCGCAAACGTTGAGCATGAACAACGTGCTACCGCGAGGCACCTACGTCAAATTCGACATCGACGACTACCTCGAAGGTGTCATGGAAGATGCCATGGAAGAAATGCCCGAAACCACACAAACACCCGACACCGAACCATTGGAGAACTGATGCACATTCAACTATCAGCAGGCTTCGCATTAGACGTCGAGGCGGCCGCAGGCGAAACCAGCAGCCGCCGCGAAATCTCCGGCCTCGCCGCCCCCTATCAGGTGTCCGCCACGGTGAGCGGTGGCGAATCCGTCATGTTCGCCCCCGGCTCCCTGCCGGTCGACGGCAAAGCCCCCAAACTGTTCATGTACCACGACGCCAGCCAGCCGGTCGGCCTTGTCACCGAACGACGCGAAGCCGCCGACGGATCGGGCATGCTGTTCACCGCCAAAATCGCCGCCACAGCTGCGGGCGACGAAGCGTTGCAACTGGCCAAAGAAGGCGTGCTGGACAGCGTTTCCGTGGGTGTCGATGTGATCGACTCCTACCAAATGGAGGACGGCACCACCGTCATCACAGCGGCCGAATGGCGGGAGTTGTCACTTGTCCCCATTCCGGCATTTGCCAGTGCTACCATCACCGATGTGGCCGCCTCGGCGGGCACGACTCCCGACACCGAAAACCAGCAAATCCTGAACGAGGAGAACGAAGTGTCCGAAGTCGAAGCCGCCGCCCCCGAAGCCGCACCCACCGCCCCCGCCATTTTCGCCCAGCCGCGTAAGGCTCCCCGCCTGCCTTCGGCCGGTGAGTGGATGGCCGCTTACCACATCGGAGGCGACACGTTCGCCAAGGTGAACGGTCAGGTGGCCGAGTGGAAGAAGGAGAACCAGTCGACCTTCGAGGCCGCCGCTGGTGACATCGCCACCACGAACACGCCTGGTCTGTTGCCGGTGCCCGTGCTCGGCCCGTTGGTGCAGAACATCAACTTCGTTCGCCCGGTCGTCAACCGTTTGGGTGCCCGTGCCTACCCGGACGGTGGAGCACAAAAGACGTTCGTGCGTCCGACCATCACCACGCACACCAGCGTCGCCGCACAGGCCGCCGAATTCGACGCAGTGTCCGCCACCACCATGGTGATCGCCTCCAACACCGTCACCAAGACCACCCTCGCCGGTCAGGTCACCCTGTCGGTGCAGGACATGGACTTCACCTCACCGGCCGCCATGCAGTTAATCCTGAACGATCTGATGGGCGAATACATGTTGGCGAGCGACAACAAGGCGGCAGACGATTTGCTGGCCGCCGCCACCTCAAGCGGCGTGTGGGACGGAACCACCACCGACCTCATGAAGTCCATCTACGACGCGGCTGTGGACGTGTCCAACGGAACCAACTTCTTTCCGGACACCATCTTCGTGTCGCCGGATGTGTGGGGACAGATGGGCCAGTTGGTCGACGGCTCCAACCGTCCCGTGTTCCCGTACGTCGGTTCGGCCGGTCTGCAGGGCTTCAACGCCCTCGGCGGCGGCAACGCCACCACATGGGTCGGTTCCAACCCGCTCGGCCTCGAAATCGTCGTGGACAGCAACTTCGCTGCCAAGACCATGGTCATCACGAACAGTCAGAAGGCTTTCGAGTTCTACGAGCAGGTTCGTGGACTTACCAGCGTCGAAGTGCCCGCCACCCTCGGACGCACCTTCAGCTTCCACGGCTACGTCAGCACCTTCGCCGCCGTGTCGTCGATGATTCGCAAGATCACGCAGGCCTGATCGGAGGGGCCGCCACATGGCGACCTACACAGTCCAATACGGAGTCATAGTCCCCGGCTACGTCACCGCCACCACATTGACCCCCAACGAAATCGTGGTGGGCGGATCGGTGACAGTCGCAGGTGTGGGAGCGGCGTACAACGGCACGCACACGGTGTACGCCCTCCCACAGTATTTGCCGATCAACGTCGACAGCGACGGCATCATTGAGTACGACACGTCGTATCCGATCGCCAACGCGGTCATGTGGGCTGACGATCAAGACCCGGAGTCGATCAACGCGATTACCGGCACGATTGCCTACAGCCCGACATGCACTTGGATTACCTACACGCAGATTCAAGATTGGCTTGGGATCACGCTTGCGGGTGGTGCTGAAACAGCGTTCCTGACGCAGTGTGCGGCCGCCGCCAATGCGTTCTGCTACCGCCGCCGCCAAGAATCCGGGTACATCGACGCACTTGCCACCAGCCCGTCAGGCGACGTAACCCTCGGCACGATCATGTATGGCGGTGCCCTGTACCGTCAGCGTGGAGCCATCGACCAATTTGCGTCGTTCTCCGACATGGGGCAAGCCCCCACCACTGGCCTGTCACCGCTCATCAAGCAGCTGCTCGGCATTTCGAGGCCGCAGGTCGCATGAGATGGCCTACACCGACCTGTTCAACGAAGCGATCGACGATCTGTCCGCTACGCTCGCCACGATCACAGGTTTGCGGGTCGTCACCGACCCCGCCAAGATCAACCCACCCTGCGTCTTTTTGGATGCACCATCGTGGGAATCGTGGAACGGCAACATCGTAAAGATGACCTTTCAAGCTCGAGTGTTCAGCCTCGGCCCATCCAACCTTGACGCACTTCGCGACATCCTGTCGATCTGTGCCAAGTTGCTGGATAAGAACGTGGCGGTGATGGACGGCCGCCCGGTATCCATCCAAATCGGCGGCCAAGAATTCCCCGCCTACGACCTCACAATCCCCCTACAGGCACAGGCAGGCTGACAATGGCACTCCGCATTATCTCAACCCGTATCGGCGAACTGGGAGCAATCTACGAACCCGTGGAAGGCATCAACGTGGAAGCGTTGATCGCCGGAGGTTTCGTCGAGGAAGTCCACACCGCTGGTAGCAAATCTGCTAAAAATAAGAACACGGCTC